TGAAGGATTCCAAGGTATTCAGGGGTTAGAAGCTCAAGGTATACAAGGTACTGAAGGTAGCCAAGGTGTACAAGGAGTTGAAGGATTCCAAGGTATTCAGGGGTTAGAAGCTCAAGGTATACAAGGTATTGACGGTGGCCAAGGTGTACAAGGTATTGACGGTGGCCAAGGTGTACAAGGCATTGAAGGGTCCCAAGGTATTCAGGGTATTGACGGTGGTCAAGGTGTACAAGGCACTGAAGGTAGCCAAGGCTTGCAAGGACTACAAGGTCCATCACCCACTGTAGCATATGGTTCGACTATAAGATCTGTATCAGTGACTTCACCAGGTACGGCGACAGTAACAATAGATTTTAGTCAAGATGGAATTATATTAATAAAAGATCCGACAGATCCACCCACAATTGCATTTACAAATATTACTGCTGGTAAACGATGCTCAGTTATTCTTCAAAATACTACTACAGATAGTATACTTGTTAATACTGGAGTGGCGGCGGATCAAGCAGTATCAGGAAGTAATTCAGTTCTTAATCGTGGTAGACAAAGTACATTTTTAGAATATGTTTGTTATTCCAATGTATCAACAGGTGTATTCCTAATCGTCGATCCATATTAATATCTAACACCCTGTTCCCTCAACTTAACACAAGTATCGCACTTTAAACAAGGTGCGATACTTTTTTCACCATAGACAGGACGGCGACAACTCCAAAACATATTCTTTAACGAGATGGGCAAACTATCATATATCTCACGCTTGCTCATTTCCAATACAGGATATATCTTTTCCACATCTGTAAATGCCTGTAGTATCTTGTTGGCACGGACTCTACGCTCTGCTAATACTTGATTATGATCACTGGCCTGCATACCCATGGCAACTTTCTTTATGTTGGGATTGGCACTACAAATATATCCAGCAAAGAAGTTAATGCTGTCTGTGTCATACATAAAATTACCGTTGTAAGGCTGACTACTTATTTCGCTTTCACTATAAGTGAAACTGAATTTCAATTGTTCAAGTTTTTTTAACACCATAGACACCACAATAGCTTCTGCCTTGTCTCTATTTTCTATATTACGTTGATGTACGTGATGTATATGAATAGTGTAGTCCTTATATTCAGGTTCTGTAAGTAACTTGTATGTCATACCTAGGCTATCTAAGCCGCCCGAGTACATGGCTAGTATTGTTTGTTGTTCCATATGTAAAATGTATAAATTTGGTTAATAGGATGTTCTTGTGGCTGCGGTGTTAATTCATCAGCTCGAGGAAAATAAACAGCGTATTTTGTGGGCCAGTTAGGATTTAAAAAAGTTCTACTTACAAAACGATCACAATGAGCTAGCACTATGGGCAATAAACGTTCTGTAAACTCTTGCCCATAACTTAATCCACCATCTATTATAATTGTGTCCCAATGGCTATCCAAACTAAACCAATCTCTTACTAATATTTTTGAATGATCGTATACTGGATCTAAATCCCAAGCTTCCGTACATAAAGGCAATAGCATTTTTGTGCTGCCCAACAGCAACACTCTACCCTTAGAATAACTGGAAAATACCTTATAATCGTCTATGTTAGGAGCTGCGGGCCATGTTAGCGTAGTCCAATATTCCTTATCTGCCTTCATTGAATATTTACTTTATTAATTTTGTATAAATACAGAAACAGGAAAAAATCATGGCAGATATTCAAGGAATACAAGGCCGCCAAGGTACTCAAGGTACGCAGGGCATTACAGGTCGTCAAGGAGTACAGGGTGTACAAGGTCGTCAAGGAACTCAAGCAGCCGACGGGTCGCAAGGCCCACAAGGACGCCAAGGTACTCAGGGTACACAAGGTCCACAAGGTCGTCAAGGTATTCAAGGTACACAGGCTGCTCAAGGTAGCCAAGGTCGTCAAGGTACCCAAGGTATACAAGGCACACAGGCTGCTCCAGGAGCAGACGGAGCAACAGGCTCCCAAGGCCGTCAAGGCACACAAGGTATTCAAGGTGCTCAAGGCATTGGAGTGCAAGGTACAGTTGGCGGACAAGGTATTCAAGGTGTACAAGGAGCAGGTAGCCAAGGTGTACAAGGCCCAGCAGGTGGCGGAGGCGGTGGTGGCACAGGACTAGGATCAAGGACTACCACGAACGCTACTACAAGTTCTATTGCCAATGGCGCCAGTACAGATCTTAATATTACAGGATTTAAAGGTTATGCACTATACAAAGTGCAAACTTCTGCGGCAGCATGGGTAAGATTATACACTGATAACACTACCAGAACTAGTGATAATGGCAGGTCACAAACTTCCGATCCATTAGCTGGTGCTGGCGTAATTGCCGAAGTAGTTACTACTGGTGCTCAAACACAACTAATTACACCAGCAGTCGTAGGATTTAACAACGATGGCACACCTGGAACTACAATCTATGCTAGAGTAACCAATAATAGTGGTAGTACTGCTGCTATTACTGTAACATTAACCTTATTACAATTAGAAGTATAATGGAACAGTTATTAACCTTAGACCTACCAAACCATTTACTTCCTGACGAACCCAAACAACCTGACGAGCATGGAAGACAAGAATACATAATCACTCTGCACGATTATGACAATCTTGATGTATTTTATCAGGATATGGAAAATTTAGGCGGTCCTGAACACGTTCCAGATCGTGCTGTGGCAGTAGAACAAAGAATGCCTAATAGCAGAAATACCAGTTATAGGCTCACAGCAGAAGAAGTAGAACAAATTAAAAACGATCCTAGAGTGTTAGCTGTAACTCTAACTCTAGAAGAAGCTGGTTTAAAAATAGTACCTAATTGGGTACAAACATCTACTGCCTGGAGTAAAAACTCAAGTATAGTTTCCGCCAGCTTAAACTGGGCATTAAAAAGATGTACTGATGGTGCCGACGATGGCAATTGGGGCACAGACGGAGGCATACTTGTACCTAAGGTAGTTTCTGGAACTGTTACAACCACAGCATCCGGTAAGAATGTAGATGTGGTCATTGTTGACGATCACTTTAAAACTGCGCACCCAGAAGCTGCTGTTAACTCGGATGGCAGTGGCGGTAGTAGAGTTGTAGAATATAATTGGTTTCAACATAACCCTAATGTTACTGGTGGAGCAACAGGCACCTATACATATTCCTCTAGCCCATCAGGGGATCATGGAGCAAATGTAGCTGGTATAGCAGCAGGAAATACCTGCGGCTGGGCTAGAGATGCCAATATCTATTGTATCGATCCTTATGGAACAAGCGGTAATAGCCCTGCGCCTAATACCAATAATATACTTAACTATGTAAAAGAGTTTCATCTTAACAAACCTGTTAATCCTAATACCGGACGTAAAAATCCTACTATTGTTAACATGAGTATAAGCATTACTCCAACTCAAGCAGTTCTTGGTGCAACAACTAGTGTAGCCGGTGCTATTACTTCTTTAAGATATGCCGGAAACGTTTACAATACTAGCACTTGGAATGCTGTAGATTTTGCTTATCCTAGCAGTAAAACTGGTGGTGCTCTTACTGGAACTGGCATGTTTGTTGCTCAAGTTAATGGAAATTGGGGGATATACTTTCCCACACGTTATAGTCCAATGGAAGCTGATATAATAGACTTGATCAATGCCGGAGTTATAGTAGTAGTTGCTGCTGGTAATGAATATTCCATTATGGAAAATTATTCAGGAACCGATACTGATCATTATAATGATTATATTGTTATGTCCAACTCAACTACTTATTACCCAAGAAGAGGCGGCATAAGCACTGCGGAAGGATGTATCAGTGTAGGTTCTGTCGATACTACAGTAGCGCCAAGAAAATCAAATTTTAGTAATTTAGGCCCAAGAGTAAACATTTTTGCTCCTGGAAGTAATATAGCCAGTAGTGCTAATACTAGCAGTAGTGGCGTAAGGGATCCTCGTAATTCCAGCTACTACAAAATTTTAATGAGCGGAACCAGTATGGCCTGCCCACAAGTAACTGGAATTTTAGCTTGTTTACTAGAAGTATACCCAGACTTAACTCAATCAGAAGCATTGGCTTTTTTAAATTCAACATTTTCTAAATCTGATCAATTAACACAGACTGGAAATGCAGAGCAATACCAAGGCAGTTACTACTCGTTAGGTAATGCTCCCAACCGATATTTATATTGCCAATTAGAAAGAACAGTTACTGGCAATGTGTATCCTAAAGAAAATACTAGACTCAGGCCAACTGAAGGCCAAATGTGGCCCAGACCAAGAATTAAAAGAGTTTAACTAACCTAGGGTAAATATATCGTATGAGCCAACTATCACTGCAAACTATTAATCTCGGTGACTATGCCAATGATGGCACAGGCGATGACCTCCGTACTGCATTTGCCAAAGTTAACATTAACTTTGACAACATTGAAACAAATTTTCCTTCATCATTAAGCGAAGATACAGAACCAAGATTGGGCGGGGATCTAGACCTAAACGGATACAATTTATCAAGTTACGGAACAATTAGTATCCAGCCTGGCGGTGATGGAGTAGTAGTAGTTGGCAATGTAACTGCCGATCGTTTTATTGGACAAATTAGCGATATAAGTGACCATAAGTTAGATGAATTAAGTGATGTGGTTATTCCAGAAGATGTAGTTGCTGGACAAAGCCTAGTATGGAATGGTACAGAATGGACCCCAGGAATGGTCGATGCCAGTGTAACAGGAGTAGACGGTGGTGGTGCAGCTACAATTTTTAATTTAGACGAAGGAGTAGTTATTGACGGAGGCTTTGCCGAGTAACTATGAAAATTGCTGTTATAACTGGCGTTAGTGGACTAAGTGGCGCTAGTATTCAAGATCCCGCCAATGGCGGATATGCCAACGCCGATTATTATGCCTTTGTTGATCGCGAACACAACTGTAAAGTTTGGCAACAACAACCTTTATTAGACTTTAGTTTAGATTCATACTTCTATCCTAGACGTAATGCCAAATTACCCAAAGTATTAGGGTTTCTTTTACTACCTGGATACGATTACTATATTTGGCATGATCATCATTGTGAACTACAAACAGATCCAGAAGAACTAATCAACACTCATGTTAAAGACAAAGACATGGCTGTATGGAAACATGCCATAAGAAATTGTGTTTACGACGAAATAGACTTACTTGGACGAATAAATTTTGACACCGGCGATTCATTAGCCAGTACATTAGACTATTTTAATCGCACTAATTGGCCTAGAAACGCCGGACTTTATGAATTAACCAGTTTGGTCTATGCTAATACCCCCAAAGTACAAGCAGCGTTATTAACTTGGTGGGAATTTATCTGTAAACATAGCAGTAGAGATCAATTAAGTTTTCCTTTAATAGCAAAGAAACATCGATTAAAATTAGGTATCATGCCCGGTTCAGCACAACCATATGGTGGTAGTAACACCATAATGCCTATAATAAGGGACAAAAACAGCTAACCAAAATCCTATAAATATAACTATAGGATAATATTATGCTGGAAATTTGGACAGAAAAATCTGGATTTAACTTAGGAAGCTATCAGGAAAGATCCAATGTAGAAGTTCTTTTGCCTACTACTGACCCCACTGGTATAAATTTTCGAGTAATATCCGGCAAGATACCACCAGGATTAAGGTTAAAAGATAACAATTTGATAGGTGTTCCACTAGAAGTGGTCAAAGACACTATTTTTGAATTCTGTCTAAGAGCTAGCACCGACAGTGATTTTGCTGACAGAACTTATAAAATCACTATTCAAGGTCCCAATGTGCCATTAATCATTAATCCTCCTGGATTATTACCTATTGGGCCAAATAGCACATACTTTATACTAGATTCTAGTCCGGTAGATTTTCAAATAACCGCAGTAGATTTTGATGAAGCTGCTGGCCAAAAATTGAAATTTTTTATCAGCAGTGGGGATGGATCTTTACCACCTGGTCTAACTATGGATGAGTCTGGACGTATAACTGGATTTATTGAACCTTTACTGGCCATACCATTAAGCCAGAGAAATGGTAATTTTGATAAAAACGTCTATGACATACACGGGTTTGATTACGGACTAAAACCTGATAACGGGTTTGACAGTTTTAAATTCGACAGCATAAATTATGATTATTCTTTGCCATCAATAGGACCAAAAAAATTAAACAGGAATTATGAATTTATTATCACGGTGAGTGACGGTGATAATATTATTAGAAGAAAATTTAGAATCTATGTAATAGGTGACGATTTTCTACGTGCTGATAATACCATTATGAGTGCAGGGAATGGCACATATACTGCCGCTGGTAGTGGTGTAAGAGCACCTATATGGTATACTAAACCAGATTTAGGCACTATTAGAGCCAATAATTATAGCATAATTAAATTAGATATCTACGAAGCATTAGAAGCGGGTGTAGTAAACTATAAGTTAGAAGATAATAACCCCGACAGTTCTGCTAGTTTACTACCACCAGGAATGAGCTTGGACGCTGTCAATGGAGAATTATTCGGCCTAATCCCTTATCAATCAGCTATATCTAAAATTTATAATTTTACAATTACTGCTACTAGGTATGGCAAAAAAGGAGAAGCATCTCCCAGCGAAAGAACATTCACTATTAAACTTTTAGGTGACGTTAATAGTATAATGTCCTGGGTTAGCCCAGATAATTTAGGCATGATAGATGCTAATTATGTAAGTACTCTAAAAGTTCAAGCTGCTAGTACATTAGCCGATGCAGATATAATCTATCAATTAATCAGTGGCGAACTTCCCCCTGGATTATCGTTGGATTTGCGCGGCGAAATAATTGGAAAAGTTCAACAATATGGCAACGGCGATATGATAAAAGGTATAATAACCTTTGATAATAACTCCCTTACTTTAGACGGTAACGAAACAACTGTGGATAGACGTTACAAATTTATTATTCGTGCCCAAGATCAAGTACACTATAGCGCCATTGATAAAGAATTTGAAATTTTCATTAATACTCCTAATGATAGACTATATAGCAACATTTTTATCAGCACATATTTAGATCCTTTTAACCCAACTCCGGAAACAAGTAAAAGAGCCATGTATGAAAAATTAGTAAATGACGAATCTGTATTTGTCAGAGAATACATTTATAGATTAAATGATCCTAATTTTGGAGTTCGTCGAGATCTTAGAGCATTAATATATGCTGGCATTGAGACCAAACAAGCAAAAACCTATGTAGGTGCAATGGGGATCAATAATAAGAAAAAAAGATTTCAATTCGGTGCAGTTAAAACAGCACAGGCCAAAGTACCTGGCACAGAAACTCATGTCTATGATATAGTCTATGTAGAGCTCGTAGACGCATTCGATATTCAAAAGAAAAAATTACCAATAAAATTAAAAAAATTAAGCAAAAATCCTACCCCTGTTACAGTCGATGCCAGTAACAGACTATGGAAAGAATCGTATATATCAGGTAACGAGCCATACACACCAAGACCAAACGATATTATCACAGTAGATCAAACGTCCATATTGTCCAGTGATCCAAATGGTCGTATACGTTTTCCTAACAGCTATTTAAATTGGAGGGACAGGCTTAAGAATTGGCAAGTAACTGATCCTCTAAACCCAAATGTAATTGTTGAGAAATTCCTAACTGAACGTAATTACCTGCCATTATGGATGCGTAGCTTTCAAGATGATACTAGACAGGAACTAGGATTTGTTTTGGCCTTGCCCTTATGTTATTGCAAACCTGGGTATGGAGAAGAAATTGTGTTGAACATAAAAAATTATCAACAAACCACTGGGTTTGATTTTAAAGACTTAGATTTTACTGTAGACCGTTATATTATAGATGCTGTAATTCCACGTAGTGGAGAACAAAATTATGGTGATAAATATCTTGTGTTTAAAAACAACGGGGTAACTCTATGAGCAATATAGCTGCAAATAATATAAATGAATCGTTTCCTGTTCAAGGGCAAGATAATCCTAGTCAAGGGTTTCGAGATAATTTTTTATATATTAAACAAGGACTAGCCACTGCTAAGGTGGAAATAACAACTTTAGAAAATAATACTGCTAAACTTAATTCTGACAATAATTTCGATGGGCATATTCTACAGAATCTCATTGTAAATAATATGTCTGAATTTTTTAGAAATAAAGGCAATGTTTCCGGAGTGAGTGTCACAGCATCAGTTACTGAAGCACAGGTTCAAAAATTAAGATTTACCTCCAATAGCACACTACGATTAACTGGTTGGCCTAATATTGGTAGCACTGGTAAAAACCATAGAATTAGGCTACATCTGTGTGGTGATAATGTATCCGATCATACAATAATATTTGCCACAGATGGCCAGGGTACTATTAAATATGCTGGAGACGGTGCTCCATTTCCCAGTCCATTTACAGTTTCAACTTCAGGTGCTGAAAAAGTTATCGATGCCTGGAGTTACGATGGGGGAGTAACTGTTTATATTAAATATCTAGGCGAATTTGTATGAACCCTTTGATCAGCATTAGTAAACTCACAGACAGCGAAATAGAACAAAAAATTCAAGATCTCAGTCGTAAATACTTTATGACACATAACCCTGAAATTCAACTGCAAATATTAAGTTTTTTAAACATTCATAAAGAAGAACTATCTAATAGACGAGCTCTAGCCTGGGAGAAACAGTTTCAAAAAAGCAATAAAGGACTTGACAAACTGATCAATGTCAACTAAAATAGCTGGATGAGAACTGACAAATTCGGCAATGTGATCTACGATGTCAATGATCTAGTAGAACTGATCTACTCCAATAAAGATCATTTATTAAGCAAAATTTACACAGAAGACAACGAAGAATTCAGCAATTTGCCGACTAAAAAAATAGACTCCAAAATCTATAACATAGAAGTTGAAGAATTTGACAAGATTTGTCAAAGTGAATGGTTTATGCCCAACGAATATAAAAACTTTAATATAGTAGAATTTGTATTAGATCAAACTGCCAGCGAAGATCAATTCCAAAGAGCAGTGGAAGAATTAACCGAATATGAAAATAGAAATATGTTCGATCTACTTCGTTGGCTTAAATATGTAGTAGACACCTGCAGAGCCAATAACATAGTTTGGGGCGTAGGCAGGGGAAGTAGCGTGGCCAGTTATGTGCTATTCCTATTAGGAGTACATCGTATAGATAGTATTAAATACGATCTAGACTGGAAGGAATTTCTAAGATAAAGGAGAATTATTATGTCAATGAAAGAAACAGCAAGAAAAAGTTATAGAAGCATGTTAGGCACTGAAGTCGACATGGAAAAACTAAGAAATCAAAACGAACTAGCATTGGCTGTAGGCAATGCTAGAGTAAATGCTCGGGGAGATGAAATTGGTCCTGGGGGCAAAATCATTCGCAAGCGTGAAGACGTCATGCAGGAATATTACAAAGGCAATACAAAATAAGAGGAACATATGGTAAAAGGACAACTAAAACCTATTAGAGATACAGTACTGGTTGCAGACATGAATTTCGATGCCAGGGTAACTGCCGGTGGCATTATACTCAACAGTGATGACGGCAAAACAGAAGGTATTCGACCACGTTGGGGCCGAGTTTACGCTGTGGGTCCCGAGCAGAATGAAGTTAAATTAGGCGAATGGGTTCTTATTGAACACGGACGTTGGACAAGAGGCATCGAAGTGGAAAACGAAGATGGTTCTATTACAACCATACGTAAAATCGATAATGACTGTATTCTGGCCATGGCCGATGAACAACCTAGTGAATTTTAAAATAATTTGGTTGGCGAATAGGGCCATTGACTGGCCCTATTTTTTTCTGTATAATAGCTGCACAGAGAGGCAATTATGAAAGAACTTTGGGTTGAAAAGTATCGTCCTAACACACTAGATGGTTATGTGTTTAAAGATGATCATCAAAAGAATCAAATCGAAAACTGGATTAAAGAGGGCAGTATCCCACATTTATTATTCAGTGGTCATGCTGGTGTTGGTAAAACTACTCTAGCTAAAATCTTATTGAACAAATTAAATGTTCAAGATGTCGACGTCTTATTTGCAAATGGATCAAAGGAAGGAAGAAAAATCGAATGGGTAGATAAGCTTATTGGATTTTGTTCTACTATGCCATTTGGCGATTATAAGGTTGTGCTTATCGATGAAGCAGACTACTTGAATCCGCAATCTGTACAACCGGCCTTGCGTAATCTCATGGAGCAATACACAAGTAGTGTAAGGTTTATTTTAACCTGTAACTATCCTAACAGAATTTTACCTCCCATTCATAGTCGATGCCAAACCTTACATATTGAAAAGACAGACTTGACTGAATTCACTGCTCGTGTAGCCACAATCTTAGTGGAAGAAAATGTCGATTTCGATCTTGACACATTAGATAGTGTGGTTAAAGGCACTTATCCTGACCTAAGAAAATGTATCAATAATATACAAATGAACAGCCTGGACGGAGTCTTACGTATTCCAGAAAAGAATGACTCAGGATCCGCAGACTATAGAGTGGAAATGGTTTCCTTGTTTAAATCAGGCAAAATTGGCGAAGCTCGTAAATTAGTTTGTAGCCAGGCTAGACCAGAAGAAATGGAAGAGATCTATCGTTGGCTCTACGATAATGTGGAATTGTTCGGAGAAGATGCCAAACAAGAAAAGGCTATTCTTGTTATTAAACAGGGGTTAGTAGATCATACCTTGGTCAGTGATCCAGAAATCAATCTTGCTGCCACCATGATCAAACTATCCCACATTTAATGAGCGAAGAAAAATCAAACCTATCTAAAGGACGTGACAGTTACGATATCACCGTAGGTGATTCACTTGTAACATTTTTTAATAGAAATGTCACGCCTTATCCAACTGAAGCAGGCGGTCCTAAGTTTGATCTTATTCCTGTTGAGAAACAAAAAGATATCATGGTCAATGTGGCCAGAATGCACGCTCAACAAGAATATGATCGAATCATGGAACTGGTCAGTGTATTACAAAAACAAGCTGCCAGTATTAAACGTAGGTTGGAAATTACTGATGCAGTGCATGGTGCCAAATATAATTTTCAAATATATCATGGGCAGATCTATTGGCTGGCCTATAACCATATAGACAAATGCACAATATTGACACATAATGGGCCCGATGATTGGAGCAGCGGTCCACCGACTCATTATGAATTTATCTGTAAAGTTAAATGGTTGGGCGACCATACTTGGATAGAGATGGACGCCCAAGGAAATCCTATATTTTAATCTCCGTAAATGGAAAGGACCTCCTTTACTGCTTGATGTCGTTCAATATCCTTTTGGGTAAAATGAACAATATCAATGTGTTCTAATTTTTTATGCTTTCCTAGTAGGTTGCAAAAGTCAATTAAACCATTGTCTTGAAGTCTATCTGCTTGGGCCAAGTCTCCTGTTACAATCATACGTGAATTTTCTCCTAAACGTGTTAAGAGCATTTTCATTTGATTGGTTGTGGCATTTTGCATTTCATCAGCAATAATCCAGGAATTCTTAAAAGTACGTCCTCTCATATAGGCCAATGGGCTTATTTCAATAATGCCCTCACTTAACATTTCTGCGATGTCTTTCTGTTGATAATATTCTCCTAATACATCAAAAATAGGTCTGGTCCATGGTGCCATCTTTTCATTTAAGTCACCAGGCAAAAACCCTAAGTCTTCATCTACACTTACGGCGGGTCTAGTTACTATGAGTTTATCTACCTTGCCTTCTTGAAACATCTTTACTCCAGCTTGAACAGCCAATAGAGTTTTACCGGTGCCTGCTGGCCCTATGGCAAATAATATACTATTAGCATCGTCCTGTAGCTTTTGTATGTAGATTTTTTGGCTTTCACTGCGAGGATATAGGCCTACTCGCTGTTTCTTTTGCGGATTATAAGCTGTAAAATCAATTACATTCACGTTTGAAGCAAAGCGTTTTTTCACTCTTCTACTCATCTAGTATCTCCTACTTGGGGAAGTAGGACTTGTAGTGACCGCCCCGATTACTACAGAGGTCCTACAAATTTATTTATAATACTATCAAATTATCTACTCCGTCGACAAACTGGGTTTGATAAATAACTAAGCAGAATTCAAGGGCCCTTTATGAAAGATATTTTAGACGTTATTAAAAACGTAGAAACCATTTATAATAACAATAGCAGCCTAGCTGTACTCAAAGACTTTGAACGTGTTCTAGATGAAATGGATGTCTATGTCTATGATAACTGGTTTGACGGCGAACTAGTCAGCGGTCCCACAATCGAACGTCATTGGGTTACTTGTGAATTTATGTGGCCCAATAAAAAAAGACCTGATCCAGATGGCGCACGTAGATTAATTCAACTTGGCTGCAAAGTAAAGTATGAAAAGAGCGAAATCATTGAACCAAGAAAAATTCGCAGTCCAGAAGATTTTAGACCTGGCACAAAAAAAGGCAAATTAGATTCACGACCAATTTGGATTGTAAAAATTTCTATGCCTAAAAAATTAGTATTTGATATTTTTAACAGTTATATGGATCGTATTAGAGAAGAACGCAAAGGCGATACTCCAGAAAAGAGTAAGGCTCCAGCAGCAGGGGTAGCAGCGCCACCAGCAGGGGGAGCACCACCAGCAGCACCAGCAGGAGGGGCGCCGGCAGCAGCACCAGCTGGAGGAGCACCACCACTATGAATCTAAACGAAACACTGGTAGCCGGTGACTTAAAGCACTTGGTCAGTAGCGTATTTGAAATCGACAGTTATAAAAGCAAAATTGGCAACGATCAGAAAATGGTTGTGCTAAGTTTTAACATAGACGACAAGCCGCCAGCAGATGATTTAGCTAGATTTTTAGAACTAGGCTATGATTATATTGTAGACGCTGATGCCACAGATGGCCCTTTAGATACTGGCAAATACAAGGTTTTTGTAGAGATAGAACGTAATCGTCACGTGCCTGAAAGAATTGAAGAAATATTAGAAGGCATAAGCAAATTAACTGGCATTGAAAATTTTAGATTTAGATACTATAAAAGTTTTAGAACTAATCCAGCTAATGCAGAATCATTTAAAGAAATTGTACCATTAGATAAAGAAAGCTATGCTGTTTCCGTTCAAGAAAATAGATTAAACAACTTTTCAAATTTTTTCAATCGCAGCTATGTGGAAAACATTGAAGCATTGGAAAACGATCTAACATTTAAAAAAATGTTCAGTGAAAACTTATGTATGCGTATCAAAGACTTTGGCCCTGTTGATCAAGTATATAATAGGTTAGGAGGGCGTATGGATGTAAGTGCTCGTGCCATCTCAGAATCACTATACTTTACTAAATATTTAGGCAATTATAATATTACAAAAATTGACAACAATTTTGTTTTTGAAAACGAAGGATATGCAGTAGTTTTAGAAAAACAATAAAGGATTTTAACTATGCTTTGGTTAATAAGTTTTCTTCCAGATTGGTTCTTTCATGCCATTATATTCTTAGGCGTTAGCTGCATTATAGCAGCATCCATAATAAAAAAATTACCCGCACTATATACCTATAGTTTTGCAGCATATCTAGCTGGATTATTTTTAATCGTCAGCGGAGTTTGGTTCGAAGGCGGTATCAGCGAGAAAGCCAAATGGCAAGCACGAGTAAAAGAAATGGAAGGCAAAGTAGAAGTTGCCGAGGCCAAATCTAAAGAAGTCAACACCGTTATTGAAACAAAGGTAGTGGAAAAAATCAAATTTGTAAAGGAAAAGACCAATGCCAACAAACAAATTATCAAAGAGGTGGCTGGGGCTCAGCTTGATGCTAAGTGTGAGCTGCCTGAGTCTACAGTCGTGCTCGTCAACAGTGCCAGTAAAAATGAAGTTCCCGGAGGTCCCAGCGTTTCTGATGGATCCAGTTCCGGAGTTAAAGCAAGTGACCTCCTCGACACAGTCGTCGAAAACTACGGAAGGTACAACGAAATCAGAGAAAGACTAGTAGCTTGGCAAGAGTGGTACAAGCAACAAAAACGCATATTCGAGGAAATCAATAAATGAGCGATTTCATTCTAAGCCAAGAACAATTGGCCAAACTTATCCCAACTAATCGTTATGTAGATCATTGGCATCATGCCTTAGAACAGGCCCTGCCAGACTATGATATTAACACACCACGTCGTGTAGCCGCTTTTGTAGCTCAATGTGCTCACGAAAGTGGTAACTTTGTTTTCCTACAGGAAAATTTAAACTATAAAGCAGAAAGCCTTATGCGGGTTTGGCCTAGATATTTCAAAGACCTAGGTACTGCACAACGCTATGCACATAACCCAGAACGTATTGCCAATCGTGCTTATGCTAATCGCATGGGTAATGGCGACGAAGACAGCGGAGATGGATGGCGCTTTTGTGGCAGAGGACTAATTCAACTTACTGGGCGTAGCAACTATCAGGCCTTTGCTGATAGCATTGAAACTGATATTAACGATATTCCACATTACCTAGCTACTTTTGAAGGTGCTGTACAAAGCGCTTGCTGGTTCTGGGAAAGCAACAATCTAAACAAATGGGCCGATATGGGCGATATCACTACATTAACTAAAAAAATTAATGGAGGCACATTGGGATTAGATGATAGAATGAAACACTATAGTCACGCACTTCACGTATTAGGAGCATAAAATGGCATTACTCGACAGCATGTTAAATTTAATAACCAAACAACCTAAAGATCACGACGCACCAAAACCACCAGCAGGCAGTCGTAGCGAACGTGAAGCCAAGATCAAAGACAAGGCTGGATTGGCTATTAACCTATTTGCTCTATTGTTGGCTGTAAATGCTTGGTATGGTGGCACACTGAGCAGCACAGTTCTAAACAATACCATTAAGGCCAACGACGTTTGGGCATTTTATCAAGCCAAAAGCATGAAGCAGACCATGGCTGAATATGCCCGTGACGATGCTGCTTTCCGTAAGGATGACAAACGTGTAGCAGAACTAACTGCCAAGATTAATCGCTACGAAAGCGATCCTGAAAAAGGTGAGGGCAAAAAGGAACTGTTTGCTAAAGCCAAACAACTTGAAGCTGATCGTGACGAAGCTAAAAAACGTAGCCCATGGATTGGTTATGCCAGTACAGCATATCAACTCAGCATCGTTATACTAAGTGCCAGTATTCTAGCAGTTAGTATGCCCATGTTTTGGGCCAGTTTTGTAGTAGCAGCAGTGGGCGTATTACTCAGCAGCCAAGGGCTGTTACTTTGGATTTAAGGAATTATCATGGCAGACGAAGTTAAAAGCGAAAGCGAACAGAAAAAAGAAGACTGGATGAACAGTAAATGGCGTCCCATGATGGGATGGGTCTATATGTTGACCTGTACAGCAGACTTCGTCATATTCCCCATCCTATGGAGTGTTCTACAAAGTATCAGTCATGGTCAAGTAACCAGTCAATGGCAACCTCTCACACTACAAGGTGCTGGATTATACCATATTGCCATGGGTGCTGTATTAGGACTAGCAGCATTTGGCCGTACACAGGAAAAAATAGCAGGAGCTAACAATGGCGGATTATCTACACAAACAGGCTTCGGAACAACATATCAATCTGCTCAACCAACTAACCAGCCCTCCCCCGGTAACGCTAGTACACCAGCAGCCACAGGATTCGGCAGTGGGTTTGGTTCCTCTACTTCCAATACAGGATTCGGCGGTGGCTTTGCAAATACTGTCGATACCGCCAGTTCTGCGGCCACTGTACTAACAGGCTTTGGTGGCAAACCTGCTCCAGTTCAACCATCATTTCCCATAATCTAAAGGAAAATAAAATGAAAAAAGTATTAGCTCTATTAGCAACAACCGCACTGATTAGCAGTGCCTATGCCGAAGCAGAAATGAAAAAAGTCTGTCACAATGAAGAAAAGAAAGGCAAGACTGTTGAAGTTTGTAAAACTATCAAAGTTCATAAAAAGCTAGAAGGCACAGACGTTCCAGTCAAAAAATAATCATATCCTTGACATTGCTGGTTCATTCTAGTATAATTACTATTAATGAACTATTATTCAATTTTAGGCCTTCAACGAGGTTGTAGTCAAGACGAAATCAAAAAGGCCTATAGAAAACTGGCCAGTCAACATCATCCAGACAAAGGTGGAGATACTTCCACCTTTCAAAATATTCAAGCTGCTTACGAAGTATTAAGCGATCCCCAAAAAAGATCCAACCATGATATGGAATTGGATAATCCATTTCAACGAGGCGGAAGACCCAATGCTGGATTCCCTGGTGGTGATTTTGGAGGATTCGGAGATATAAATGAAGTCTTTAATGGTATTTTTGGCAACGGTGGTGCTAGATTTAACTTTGGTCCAAGACCCAATATTCGTAGAAATGCTGACTTAAATATTAGATGTAGAATAAGTTTTGCAGACAGCTATATGGGCAAGGAAATGGAAGCAACATTTACATTGCCTTCTGGACGCAAAGAAAATGTAGTCATTAATATTCCTCCAGGCATACATGACGGTGCCACTATACAATATAGAGGCATGGGGGATGACTCGAATCCCTCTTGGCCTAGAGGTAACTTAAATTGCACCGTGTCCGTAGACGGTGATCCAAATTTTGGTCGTAGAGGTGATGACCTGACCACAGCCATAGAAATAGATCCTATAGAAGCTATGATTGGGTGTGTCAAGGATGTGGAGAGTGTTACCGGCAAAGTTATGAAAATTCAGATACGGCCAGGCATAACACATGGTGGTGAATATGCTGCACAAGGTCTAGGTTTTCAAAATCCACAAACAAATAATCGAGGACACTTTGTTATTATTATATTAATCAAAGTTCCTGAAATTATAGATCCAAAAATAAAAAAGAGGTTAGAGGATATAAGAAATGAAATTAGTAAAATTTCCTGATGATATATTAAAAAAGACCATGCCAGAGTTCGACTTTGAAGGGGAACTCAACCCTAAAGTTATAGAAAAACAAATGATCGAGCTTATGGTAAAAGAAAGAGGTATAGGTCTGGCGGCCAATCAAGTTGGGTTAGAAGCCAGAGTTCTTGCCATATTTCCAAGGGATAGCACGTTAGAAATGGGTCCATTTGCCATGTTCAACCCCGAAGTAATGGAAATAAGCGAAGAAGAAATTACTGGCATAGAAGGTTGCTTGAGCTTTCCAGATCTAGTATTGCCAATTAAACGCCCAAGGATGGTGGTTGTACAATATCTTGACAGCGAACAAAATATCTGTATAATAGAACTGAAGGACACGGATGCTAGATGCTTCCTTCATGAATTGGAACATCTAAATGGTGTATGCTTTATTGATAAAATAAGCAAACTTAAAGTAGAAATGGCCCGTAAAAAATTAGCTAAACTAAGGAAACAATATGGTAGAGCCCAGCGACAGTCTTAAAGCAGTATTCGAACACAGTATTGAACTAGCAAAAACTCTTAAACACGAGTATTTGACCATTGAGCATTTGTTATTTTCCATGCTCAGTGAGGACAATTTTGTCAACTGTGTGCAGGGATACGGCGGAGATGTTGACTTTATTAAAAAGAATTTAGAACATTATCTCAAAAACAAACTCACTGACATTGTTAAAGAAGGCGTTACTAAACCTAAAAAGACACAGGCAGTTGAACGTGTACTGAACCGTGCATTCACTCAGGCCCTCTTCAATGGGCGTCAAACTATGGAACTAAGTGATGTTTTTATTAGCATCATGGGAGAAAAACGTAGCTATGCCAGCTACTATATTCAACAGGCAGGCATTGATAAAAACAAATTTGCTGACTATCTTAACAACGAAATTCAAACTGAAGAAGAGTCCGACGTCAGCGATGTTCAAGTCGACAGGGCAATTAAGAACTATACAACCAATCTAAACGAACAGGTTAAGAAAAATAAGATTGACCCAGTTATTGGTCGTGTGACTGAATTAGAAAACATTGCTCTAGCCATGGGTCGTAGAAACAAAAGCAATGTATTGCTCGTTGGAGATCCAGGCGTGGGTAAAACTGCCATTGCTGAAGGGTTGGCCCATAACATTGTAAAAGGTGCCGTTCCTGAATTCTTGAAAGACTATAAAGTCTTTAACTTAGATATTAGCAGTATGCTGGCTGGAAGCAAATATCGTGGGGATTTTGAAGAACGTTTTAAACTGGTTCTCAAAGGCTTGCAAAGCAAGGGCAAAACTATTTTGTTTATTGACGAAGCCCATATGATTAATGGTGCTGGGTCAGCAGGTAACAGCGCCAATGATCTAGCTAACATGATGAAACCTGCATTGAGCAAAGGTAATATCAAAGTAGTAGCCAGTACTACTTGGGAAGAATATCGCAAGTACTTTGAAAAAGATCGTGCTCTAATGCGTCGCTTCCAACGTATTACTGTAGATGAACCTAATTCAGAAACAGCAGTTCAAATCCTTAAAGGTTTGAAAAAATACTACGAAGGCCATCACAAAGTAAAAATTACCGAAGAAGCAATTCAGACTGCGGTAAAACTCAGTGTGAAATACCAAAGTGATAAAAAACTTCCTGATAAGGCTATTGATCTTATTGACTGCGCCTGCTCAAGATTTAACATTAAACTGGCCGAAGAAAGAATCATCGGTGAAGCAGAGATTCAGTTTGAACTAGCTCGTATGATTCAAATGCCTGAAGAACAAATTGCCGAAACTGAAAGCAATAACCTTGCCACCTTAGATGCACAAATTGCTGCCGAAGTATACGGACAAGACGCTGCTATTACTGAACTAGTGGATAAAATCCTTGTTGCTCGTGCTGGACTTAAACCAGAAAACAAACCTATTGGAAGTTTTGTATTCATGGGCCCTACTGGCTGTGGTAAAACTGAAACTGCTAAAGCATTGGCCAAACACTTAGGTGTTAAACTACTGCGGTTTGACATGAGCGAGTATCAGGAAAAACACAGTATCAGCAAACTAATTGGTAGCCCTCCTGGATATGTGGGCTTTGAAGAAAACGCAGGCTTGCTGATTACACAGATCCAAGAAAACCCATACAGCGTACTGCTATTTGACGAAGTGGAAAAGAGTCATCCGGATGTGTCCACTGTATTACTACAAATGATGGACAATGGCTTTATCACTGGCAGCAATGGCAAGAAGGCAGATTGTCGTAACATTGTGCTTATTCTAACTACCAATGCTGGCGCACAGGCAGCAGAAAAGAACCTTATTGGTTTTGGTAGTCAAGAACAACCCTACGACGACAAAGACCTTAAGAAATTCTTTAGTCCAGAGTTCCGTAATCGTCTTGACGCTGTTATTACCTTTAAGAAGTTGGCCAAAGAAACCATGCGTAAGGTTGTGATTAAGTTTATTGATGAACTTAAATTCCAAGTTGCTGAAAAGGCCATTAAGATTAGAATCAATGAAGCAGCTATTAACTGGCTAATCGAAAAAGGCTTTGATCCTAAGATGGGTGCAAGACCGTTACAACGTGTCATTGATAAAGAAATCAAACGCCCCTTGGCTAAGATGATGTTGTTTGGTGATCTTAAGGATGGCGGTACTTTACAGATTACTAATAGGGCAGATAATAATGGGTTAATCTTGAGTAAACGTATCAAAGTTGTCAAGCCCGTGGAAACTGAAAATGAAGTTGAATCCCAAGATACCTATCAAGAGAACTAAAAAGCTATTTTTAGACACTTATAGTTATAAAGTTGTCATTATCTCTGCACTTGCCAGCATTTTCAGAGGTAATGACCTTGACAGTGTCTCTAAAAAATTAGCTTACTATAGACTTAATACTAACACAAAACCTGTACAATATTGGTCAAGGCATATGTCAACTAGTGACATAGACTTAGCCGAAAATATTCTACATCTGTTGACCCCAATGTCAGATTATGTCCTTAGGGTAGAATCACCTATCATAAGTGTATACACTAATAAATTAGAGGACATTAAAAAAATCACGGACTCCGTGACTGAGTTTGTCAAATATGTTAGTTTGTCCGAGAACAATTTAGAAAAAGGTATTATATATCTTAAGAAAATAGATTTTGATTATAAAGTCACATTGGGTCATATTCGAAGCCCTCAGGATTCACTTATAAAATGGTGTGACAACAATAGTAAAATACGCATGCCTAAAACCTGTAAAGAACAATTGGAATTAGGTTGGGGTTGTAAACAACGATACTTTTATGTCAAAGATGATCGTAGCCTTATTATGGTCAAAATGTTCTTAGGTTCTAACATACATCGTATTGATCGTGTGATAAAATTAGACAGTTAAATGTCAATCGTTTGGTTGACCATATTGATAAATATCACATAGTAACTCTGGCTATATGATATGAAAATTTTTGAACTGTTTAACAATACCAAAGAGCCTATTGACAAAGTCATGAAAGGCCATACTGAGGAAATTATTGGCAAAGACAAGAAAAAGTTAGACTTTGACTTGGCTGAAGACCTTGTTTATTTCATGCATCATAACGATGACTTTTATCGCAGGAATTTCTATCCTGTATTAAAAATGTGCAAAGGCAGTTTTGACGATGGTAAAAATTTCAGTCATAGAGTGTTTAAGCCACTGATAAACAAGGCATATGAGTCCTACAAAAAAGAGTTTCCAATCAGAGAATTAGAAGACGAATTAGAATCAAAGTTCATAGAAGAAACAGCCAAACAAATTTATGAAACTGAATTGGGCCATATGAAAGACGGCAAATACGACTAATATAATGTTTTTAAGAGAATTATTTCATAGACCCCAACAGCCTTTGTTAGAAGGCGGTGGTAATATTTGGCCTGAAACTACAGCGTTTTATCCTACCCCAGATATGGTGCAGGCCTTGGTCGCAGAGGTTCAAAAATATCTTCGTGACGCCGGCCTTCCGTTACATGTACAAGGCAGTGGTGCTAATGAAGATCCTGATCCTGAACATCCCACAGGTGATTTAGATGTCAGCGTAGACATGGATCAAGTTAAACAATTGTTTAATATACCTGCTAGTAAAAATTTAGCCGATGACGACAAAGCAGCCCGTAATGCTTTAGAAAAGTTTTTATTAGACAACGGGGTTGCAGCAACCTATAAAGCTGGTGTAACCGTACATATTAAATTTCCCTATAACGGGCAGGCTTATCAATGTGATATTAAAGTAATACGCAAAGCCGAAAAAGTATCTAAGTTCCATAGACATATTATTCCTAGAGGCAGTCCATATAAAGGAGTACACAAACAAGTAGTACTAAGTGCATTGGCCAGTGCTAAAAATATGTTATGGTCACCAGATGAAGGTCTGTATGCTAGAGATGCCAATAGAAAGAAAGCAGAGTTGATCACAGACGATTGGGACCAAGTAGCTGAAATATTGTTAGGACCAGGACACAATGGACGTAATCTTGGCAGTGCAGAAAGTATTATGGCTGCTATCAAAGATCCCGAATTAAAGAAGCAAGTATGGGATTCGGCTTCAAGTGGTTCAAGTTGGCAAAAGGCACCAACAAGAGGCCCGGCTCGTCCATTATTAGAAGCAGCACCTGCTATAGGTCGCAAGTATCAACACATTGAAGACCTAGTGTTTACTAACGGTTCAAATGGTGGATTACATGCTATTGAAAGACTGCAATCCATGGCTGGTCCAGGTGGCAACATGGAACTTAAATGGGATGGTAGTCCTGTAATATATTGGGGGCGTGACGAAAACGGCACATTTTATATGATTCCTAAAAATGCTTGGGAATATTTAAAACGTGGCAAAACTAAATTAGAAACTGGTGTCAGTACAGCACCAAAGACTCCCGATGAAGTACAGAGATTTATATTAGGCACTGGTCGGGTAGATCCAGATAAAGAAGCTACTCGCAAACACTTTGCCCGTGAAATGAGCCAACTATGGCCTTATCTTGAACAGGCCAGTCCACAAAGAGGCTTTGTGGAAGGCGGATTATTATTTCATCCTGGTGCCAAACCTACTGTGAACAAACATACAGGTGAATACGAATTTACTCCGAATATTACCACATTCCATATTGGGCAAAGCACTGAGCTAGGACAACGTATTGCCAAGGCCAAGGTCATGGTGGCTGTGACTGGATACTATCCAGAATTAGGCAGCAGTGAAGAAAGCAGAATGCCTGATGCAGAATCATTAAGTACACCACAGGTAATTGTACAAGGCACTACCTATGCTGAACCATCCGAGGATCTTGAAATGTCAGGACTACTTCGTGCTCAAGATTATATCAGTCAAAACGCAAACTTAATTGATAACTTTGTTGCACCTAAACCTGGCCTAAGTAAACCTGGTGATGTTCTTTATAAATTCTATAATCAAAATCTACGCACACTTGGTGTTAAACAAAAGTTCCATGATTGGGTCACTAGAAACGTCAGTGCTGGTCAAAGTCAAAAAATACTAGCCGATCATGCTGGCCTAAATGCTGTACTTGATGCTGTGGAAATGATTACCCACGCCAAACTTGAACTAATAAATTCTTTGAGTGCAGGCACACACGGTGGTATTAGACAGACCAAACCAGAAGGTTATGTACAAGCACACCCTGGTTCACAATTTACACATGATGTCCCTGGACAATTTGTCAAAGCTATCGACCAAGCTAATTGGTCTCCGGACAAAGAAAGATGAGACTAAGACAACTATTTGAAAATATAAATCGTACCGGAGAAGGTAAAACAGCCGTAGTAGGCTGGGGCAGAGGTATGGGACATAAGGGTCATATGATGTTGGCCAGCAGCGTGATCACTCACGCCAAAGACAGCGAAGGAGATCCTTACTTTGTGGTCAGTAGAAGCTATGGTCCAGATGATCCTTTAGAACCTGAAGAAAAATTGGCCATATATCGTAAAGTGTTTCCTGAACAAGGTCATATATTTCAAACAGCCACTGATGAATTACCAGACCTAACAAGAGTTTTAGCCAACTTAAATCAACAAGGGTATACCAATGCCATAGTTGTTGTAGGTGCTGACCAAAAAGCAGCCTTCCAATATCTAAATCATTACAATGGTAAACCAGATAAGAAAGGCAATGTTGCTTTTAACTTTGACAACTTACAAGTCATCAGTCGCCAAGAAACCAGTGACCCAAGTCGCGAGGAAGAAGGTCCACGTGCCACACCTATGCGAGCTGTGTTGATGGATCCATCAAAGAGTCATGATGAACAATTTGCAGTATGGCGTGATGCTATGAGCCCAGAGATTGACGATGAGGAAGTTATGGCTCTAATGCATAAGGCGCAACAGCGTATGACTCAAATGGCTGCTGAGAAAAAATCTAAGAAAAAAGTGGCGGAAAGTTCTAAATTATTAACTGAAAATCCATTAGCCCTATTAAACAAACTAGAATATCTAGTTAGATATTTTAAACAAACTCATGGAAATATGGGCGGTAATGTATTAAAATCAGAAATTACACCCATTGTACATGAACTAGAACAGCAAGGTGAACAGAAAATAGCATATAACCTTAAAAATATGATGCAAGACGCTGCATGGAGAGAACAAGAAACTCGCGGACAGAGTTGGGCGCATTTTGCAGACATTCTCTCACAAGAGCTTCCAAACATCATGAGAAATGCATCATTAACAAAGAAAAATGTACCGGAAGGCAAATTAAAAAAAAAAGTAGCTGAGACTACATTAAACGAGTTTGATCATGCTCGTCATGTCAAACTGCTTAATGCTCATATGCAGAAATTAGGCTACGAAAATATCGGTGCTGGAACAGATGCACAAGTATTTGCTAAAGAAACCGGGCCAGTGAAAAAGATACTTATGCCTGAAAGTGGAGATATTTCTACTGCTGAAAATTCATTCCTGGCATTTTACAACTATTGCCAGGCA